TTATCCTTTTTTCGAGTATTAGGATTATTATATTTTTCTATTAATTCTGCTTTACTAATTAGTTTTATGTAAGGATTAATTACTGTAACTTTTTTAGTAGCTCTATCGATTTGTTTATGTGATTTACCTAACTTAATTGGCATTATATTCTCCCCGTCATTAAAAGCCACCATCGGAAATATCTTCTTCCTTCTCCATATCTGGCGCTTCTCATTTTATTATACATTATTTTATTCTTTTTACACTTCCTTTCAAATCTGCCAAATAAGCAAAAAACTCTACTTGTGGATATTCTCTTTTTAATTCTAATAGAGCTTTAAGGTTATCCATGTGATCATCAAATAAACGAACTCTGGCATATTTTCCTGTATCTAAATACTTTTTAAATACTACAGTTTTATTTGCTGCGCTATTTTTACCACCTACATTTCCTGCACGCTCAACATATACTTTCTTCATTGGTATACCATGAGCTTCAAATGTTTTAATGAATAAGTCTTTATTATCCATATCAGAACGTGCTGTAACAATAATAACTTTACTTCCACGGGCTGTTGCATTTTTAATAATCGCCTTAGCTTTTTCAATCATTCTTGCGATTGGTGTAGCTGTTTTATAAAAGATCTTTGATGATTTAAATTCACCATAATCCCACACTTCATTGTTGCCTAACTTATAGTCGTTATATTCTTGAGGTGTGAGTTCTTTTACTTTGCCTGTGTTAGTATTTTTAACTCTTACTTTAGCTTTTGATATAAACATCGTATCATCTATATCAAATATAGTTAATCCTTTGCCTGCTTTTTCTGCTAAAAATTCGTTAAACTTTTTCATAGATCTATTATACCACACTTTTTGTGTTTTGTAAATATCTATTTATAAATCTAAGTTCTTTATAGTGTTAATTTTATCCTGTGCTTCTGCTATTTTAGCTACTTGAGTTTCTATTGCTTCAACCACTTCTGGATGTTCTCCAATCCCTGTTGAGTTTCTAGTGTACACTAATATATTTGCTTTTGCTATAGCAATTTCACCTTCTAGTTTTTGTACTAAAGCTTCTAACATAAAATTCATCTTGTTTCCTCCCAAAACTTTTCTCTTTTATATTCTGATATTGTATTTATTAGTTCTGCTGTCCAATTATCTCTATCTTCTATGAAAACTTGAGGACCTGTATCTCCTGCAATTGCTACAACTAATTGCTTAATTGGCATACCTGTTCTTTCTTCCCACATGATTGCATATGCTGCAGCCTGCATAAAGTAATTAGATATCCATTCCTTTTTCTTTTCTTTACGAGATGTTTTCCAATCGATGATAGAATCTTTTCCATTCCATACACCAACACAGTCAACTCTTCCGGCTACTCCTAAATGTTTAGAATATAAAGGTGCTTCTATTGAATAAACTTTTGATAAGTTTTGGTCAACAATAGGTTGTATATCTTTAAATGTTTGTATGTTATGTGGCATTTCACCCTGTAGATATTCAGGGTCATTAGCAATATATTTTTCGATTATATTGTGGATTTTAGTACCACGCGAAGAGGCCACTCGGCTGATACGATTAGCCTCTTCTTCTCCAACTCTCTCCCTCCACTTTTGAATTGCTTCACGAGAAAGTATTGATAATACTGTTGTGATACTCGGATATTGATTACCCTCTGGGTCTACGTAATGTCTACCCTTTGCTTTAGTTTCCGAATTTAAGTCACTATAACCTAAATCAATTTCTTCATGTATAAAATTCATATAATTATTTATTAGCCTCGAATATCAACAGTGGCAATTGGTGCTACAATAGCTGGACATCTTTTTTTGTTTTTAAATATTAACCAAGTAGCATTTTTTGCTTCTCTTCTATTTAAAACATCATCACCATTCTTATCAGCATGGTCAAACATTTTTCCAACTTTTTGACAACCGCCCTGAATCAACTCAGCTTCACTTATTACATTATCTGCATTAAAATCAAATTTTCTCATTCTCCAATCATCAGCAAAGGCATCTGATATAAACAATGAAAGAACTGATACGCTTAATAGTTTTTTCATTTTAGTCTCCTACAATAAATGACCCAATCAACCAAAATGATAGTAACATAAATCCTACAGTGCTAATTTGTACTACCGACATAATCGCTACAAACTTTAACTGCATATCACCTAATGGTAATAATTCATTATTTATCCACTCCTGTTGTTCTTTAGGAGTTGCATCTCTCGGTTTATTTAATAATAATTCTAATTGTTGAGCCATATCAATAATATATATAATAGATTATAACTCAACATTATATTATTTTAAAAAATAATTAAGTTATTTTGTTTTAATATTACCTTTTAGTCTTGGTGGTAAGCCACTCTTAATTCTCGTTTGGACTTCCTTCCAACCATCACCAGCTAGTGTTTCTTTAGACTTAAATCCGTTATAACTAAATCCTGGTGCTTGTGAATAATATCTTTTTATATGTGGGTTATCTTTCATATACTGGTCATATTCAGATAAAGATAACATTTTATCAAATACTTCTTCTGTTTCAGTATTTATGAATTCATACATTGGCATGTTGATAACCTCTCCACCATTCTGGTGCTTGTCTGCCCCATTCCCATTTGGCAAATGGTTTAGCTTCGTGATAATAATTACGATATGCTTGAACAGCATCGCCTGGTACTTTACATTGTGGGTAGTGATTCATAGCTTGTGCAAACTCTGTTAGACCTACATTTGGAATATTCTTTGGTGCTTTAGATAATATTGTACCTAGTTTCTTAAAAGTAGCATGTACTTTTTGACGTCTGAATTCATATTCAAAACTCATAGCAGCAAAATGTTCATAATGCCAATTATAATTTTCAGCACTTTCCATAGTCCATGTTGTACATGGATGATATTTATGAACGGCCAAATAATACATATCATCACGTTCATCTCCAAAGGTATAATACTGTTGCATTGTTTTGCCTGACTTTGATGGTCTTCGTTCTGGAGTACCATCCAACATGCGATGAGCTGTTGATAACATTTGAGCAGACTCAACAATCATTTTAGGTATATGTTTATCGCATAGCATTTGTGCTGCTACGACTGGATCATTATCTAATACAAATATGTTCATAATATATATTATACCACACTTTTAACTAAATGTAAACTATTCTTTTTTCATATCTTGTAAATAATCATTTAACACTAAAATTTTCTTTTTCATTTTATATGATAAATCCTGTTTACCTTTACAAGCTAATCTCCTGGAATAGTTTGTTGCTTTTGAAATATCTTTCTTCAGCTTTTCTACATTTACTGAACTCATAAAAACTCCTTATATAAAAATTAGTTAAGTTCATAATGTAGGTTTTCCTATAGGCTTACTCCTCTTCTTTTTTTACTTTTTTCTTAGCTGGTGCTTTTTTCTCTGGTACTTTTTGAATTAATCCAGGGAAAGCATCTTGTACTACTTTAAGAGTTAGACCCTTATAAGCATCATACAAATTGCCATCTTTTGCTAAACATAACATTTCAGCTTCATTACTATGTAATGATTCAAGTAAGCTGATAAACATATTTTCCCTTTTACCTTGATTCATTCCATTATAAGCACCTTTAAAAAAGTATTTAAATTTTCTAAATCCTTTGTGTAAAGATATGTATTCCATTCCAGCTGGTGCTGGGTCTTTTCTATATGGTGGTATACCTTTTGGTAATAATGAAACTACTGCTTCATCAAAATTGATTCTTAAAACGTCTCTCAATGGGACGCTGTTATTTTTTTGTAAATAAGCTACTCTAGCCTTATGTAGTTCTTTTCCTTTAACTTCAGTAAGACCTTGTAATACTTCACTAATTAATGGTTTAGCCATTGTAAAATTCCTCCGCGACTTCAATCAATAGATTGCATCTTTTTTTAATTAAATAATTTAATACTTTCATTTTCATAGGAACCTTTTGGTTCTCATAAGTATTTATAATGGTTGTCTGGATATCATCAGGTATTTCAGTTAAATCAATAAGTTTTTTGTTACGCTGATAATTCCTATATATTTCTTCTGGCATAACTTCTCTTAATCTATCAGAGTTTTCTAACCACTCATCAATTCTAGTTTGCCTTAATGGTGTTTGTGATTTATCTGTTACAAATGTATCATCTGCTGATAAAACGTTTGGCACACCATCACCACCATCACCACGCATAATATGATTAAATGCGTATGTTCTTGGATTTTTATCAGTAACCATTTTCTTTTGAATTGGACTGAACTGTTTAACATTTTTATATTTTTGTAATTGTATAAAGTCTTTATCACTAGATACAATCATCATTGGTTCATCTTTACCAAACTCTTGAGATTCTAAAACTAATGTAGCAATGATGTCGTCTGCTTCTACTCCGTCCATGTGAATAACTTTATAGGGTAAATTATCTCTGATTTCATCTCTGACCAAATGTAATATTCTAAAAATTTCTGTCCAATCTTGGTCTGAATTTTCTCTACCTTTTTTTCTGTTTGCTTTATAGTAAGGGTAATAATCTTTACGCCAGGTATTCATACCATCTGCACATATAACCATTTGGCCATACTCATCTCTGTATCTTTTATTATACATACGTATACTATTGAGTATCATATGCCTTATCATTTCTTCATCATTTAGTTTTTGCACAATAATATTGCTTAATGCAATTTGTGAATAATCAAGTAGTATCATTATCTTCGTCCTCAAGTTGGTCAAGAAGTTTCTTGAGTTCTTCACGACCTTTTTCATTTGCAGCTAATAGAGCTTTAATTTCTATATATGCTCTATCAAAAGTACGATGTAATCTATGAGGAATACCCATATATCTATTTAACATCGCATTTATCATATTTACAATTACAAACATATCCCTAGATTCCTGTTGTAATTCATCTCTAAAATTCATATCCATAAAACGTCTTTCATTTGAAGCTTGTCCTGTAGTTATGAATTCTTCTAATACTTCCATTAGAAATTGAGATGTTTCAACACATTCGTCTGATATTGCATCAACGGGGTTTTTGTTTTCTGTGATTTCCTCACCTGTAGGAAACTTGTAAATTTTTGCCATAATATTATTATATTATACCACAGTTTATCATAAATGTAAATAGTTATTTTAAGTTTTTTACTGCATTGCCACCAATACGACAATTAATAATACCATTATAGTATTTATCATCAATAAGTACATCTCGATCGAATTGTTCTTTAGCTTCCATATAAGCACATTCGCCTTTTGTCTTACATAAGTGTAGAATTTCTCTATGAAACATTTCATTTCCTTGTTTTTCTACTTCTTCTTTAAGATGTACATTACTCCCGTAATAGTTTTTCCAATCTGACTCAACAAGTAATCTTTTTCTACGTTTTCTTGTCTTTGTTATAGGTAATGTTTTTTTGCTCCAAAAGAATTTCTTCCCGATATACATCCGTCCTGTAGCTCTGTTCGTTATCTTGTAAACAAAACCATATACGTCTTTGTGATCGTAATCTGTTGGCAGTTCGTATTTTTTGCCTTCGTAAACCCATTCCATATTATTATTTATTAGTCAAAATCTAACTCATCAACGGGTTCTACTGCTGAACCACAATGTGGACAATAAATAGGCTCAGGCCTTTCATCTTCAAAGTATATCTTTGTAGAAGTAAAACAAAACTCACAATTATGTGTGTACCAATGATTTGGCTCCATTTTAGTTCCTATTCAAATTGCTTTTGCAATTCTGTATATCCACCAATCTTTTCACCCATGAAAATAATTTGTGGAAATGTACGAGCTCCTGGAAAAGTTTCTAACATCTCTTCTCTACCAAAATCTGTACCTAATTGTTTGTATTCGTATTCTACGCCTTTAGACTCGCATAGTTGTTTTGCCATATCACAGTATGGGCATTGTGTTTTTCCATATATAGTAATCATAATTCCATTCCTTTAAAAGTATCTTCTGATACATCCTGCTTTACACCACCTACTACATAAGAACTTATTTCTGTTTCTTGTGGTGCTACTTGTACATTACCTCCAGAAATCCATTTTTCTGTCCATGGTAGTGGATTTGCTTGAGGTACACTATATGGACAAGGTAAACCTAATGCTCTCATTCGTTTACATCCAATCCATTCAACATAATCTTTTAATATTGTTTCATTTAATCCAATCATAGAACCATTTTTAAATAGGTAATGTGCCCATTCTTTTTCTTGTTCTATAACATTTGTAAATAGTTTTATTACTTGTGGTTCCATTTCTTTAGCAATTTTAACCATATCTTTATCTTCTTTTAATAATAATTTGATCATAGTTGTGGTCGCAGCTAAATGTGTATTCTCATCTCTAGCAATAAATTTAATAATTTTTGCATTACCTTCCATTTTCTTTAATTCTGCAAATGCCCAGCTACATGCAAAGGATACATAGAAACGAATACCTTCTAATGCATTTGCTGACATCATACACATATATAAAGAACGTTTATGATCCATTCTATTTGTTGCTGAATTATTATCTTTTATTAAATCATCATAGTACGCTGCAATATCATTACCACATTCAAGTATTTCTTTTACATCTAATAATCCATCAAATACTGCTGAAGGGTCAGGATATACATTTCTAATAATATGTGTATAACTTCTGCTATGTATTGTTTCAAAAAACGACCATGTCTCTACCCAGTTCTCTATTTCAGGTAATGAAGCAATAGGTAGGAATGCTATATTTGGTGCTCTACCTTGTACACTGTCTAATAATATTTGACGTTTTAAGTTTGATGTAAAGATATGTTTTTCATGGTCAGTTAATGCATCAAAGTCTTTTTTATCTTTTGAAATATCTACCTCTTCGGGTCTCCAAAAGAATCCTAATTGTTTTTCTGTAATCTTTTCTATTTGTGGATATTTGAGTAAATCGAATCTTTGTATATCTACTGATTCATCTAAGAAC